TGCAAGGCCAGCCGCAAGACCCGAACGCGATGTACTTGCAGGCCGCAGCCGAAGAAGCCACAGCCAAAGCAGCCCAAGCCCGAGCCACCACCGTCAAGACCATCGCGGACGCAGAACTCAGCCGGGCAAAAACCGTCGAAACCCTCAGCAACGTGGACATGGATTCTCAAGACCACGCGCTGAACTTGGCGGAACAAATTGGCGGCTTTGTCCAGGAACAAACACAGCCAGTTGTCAATCAACCCACAATTGAGTGACAATTGCACACATACGGTTTCCACCCAGCCGTTTCAATGGGTGAGTTTCACAGGGTCAACGATGAACACACAGGCAGAACAGGACGACGACACCACGAACGACGACACCGCAGTCATCGAGGACGAGGCCACCGAGCAACCCGAGGCACAAGCCGACGGTGAGCAGGCCCAAGCCCAAGACGACGAGGCAGAATCCGACGAGGTTGTAGTCTCCATTGGTGAGGAAGCGCCGCCTCCCGAAGAACCAGCACACGCACCCGAATGGGTCCGAGAGCTACGCAAGACGAACCGAGAACTCCAGCGCCAAAACCGCGAACTTCAAACCAAGCTGCAAACCACCGCACAGACTGAGACCAAGCCGGTCGTGCTCGGGGCAAAGCCCAAGTTGGAAGATCACGATTACGACGCCGATAGATTCGAGGAAGCACTGGCCACTTGGTTTGAGCGCAAGCGACAAGCCGACGAAGCCAACGCCAAGCAAGAAGCTGAAGTTATGAATCAGAAGAAAGCCTGGCAAGCCAAACTGGATGGCTACGGCAAGGCGAAAGCCGAGCTGCGAGTCAAAGACTTTGACGACGCCGAGGCCGTGGCCCAGGAGCTGTTCAACGTCACCCAGCAAGGCGTCATGCTGCAAGGTGCGGACAATCCCGCCCTCGTCGTCTACGCACTCGGAAAAAACCCCAAGAAGGCGCAAGAGCTGGCCGCCATCAAAGACCCCGTAAAGTTTGCCTTTGCGGTAGCGAAACTGGAGAAAGACTTGAAAGTTACCAACCGCAAGGCAGCCCCGCCGCCCGAAAGAATCGTGTCAGGAACTGGCCGAGTCTCTGGGGCGGTGGACTCAACCCTCGAACGGCTGCGCGAAGAAGCTGCCCGTACTGGCAACATGACCAAGGTCGTGCAGTACAAGGCGCAAAAGCGTGCAGCATCTCAAAAATGATTTTTTAAGGAAATACCATGTCCAATAGTTTCTCAAAAGAAGAGCGCGTCGCCTTTGAAGACCTCCTCGAAGGCTTCCAAGACGCGCTGGTCCTGTCCCGTCACGTCGCCGTCTACAACACAGACCAGACAATGATGGAACGCGCCAACAACACCATCTGGCGTCCACAGCCCTACATCGCTCAGTCGATCAACAGCACACCCGGTAACAGCATCGCTGGCCAATACCAGGGCATGACTCAGTTGGCCGTCCCCGCGACTCTGGGCTACAGCCAGACAGTGCCATGGGAAATGACCGCCCTCGAACTGCGTGACGCTTTGCAAGAAGGCCGTCTGGGTGAGAGCGCCAAGCAAAAGCTGGCCTCCGACATCAACGTGGCCATCATGGGCTCTGCCGCCAACCTCGGCTCTTTGGTTGTTCCAATCGCAGCTGCTGCTGGCGATTACGATGACGTCTCCCTGTGCGACACCATCATGAACGAACAAGGCGTGCCAGACTATGACCGCTTCATGGCCCTGTCCAGCCGCGACTACAACGGCTTGGCTGGCAACCTGGTCGGCACTGCTCGCAGCTTCGGCAACCAGAAGTCGGACAAAGCCTACGAGCGCAGCTACGTCGGCATGGTCGCAGGCTTCGACACCTACAAGATGGACTACGCCAACCGCCTGACAGCTGCTGCCGGCACAAGCAAGACCATCGACACCAACGGCTCCAACACACAAGCGAACTACGCTCCTCAAGCCACCTCCACAGCAGTGGGCGGCCAGATCAACGTGGACAACCGCTTCCAGACCGTGACCGTGAACAGCACCACCGGCATTGCTGCTGGCGACGCTTTCAAGATCGCCGAAGTCTACGCCGTGCACCACATCACCAAGCAAAGCACTGGTCAGTTGAAGACTTTCCGTGTTGTGTCTGTTGATTCCGGCACCACCATGACCATCACGCCTCCAATCATCGGTGCTCAAACCATCGGTGGCACAGGCCCAACCGACGCTCAGTTGCAGTACAAGAACGTGGAAGTTGCCATCGCCGCCGATGCAGCCGCCATCACCTTCTTGAACGTCAACGCCGCTTCGGTGAACGTGTTCTGGCAGCGTGACTCCTTGGAGATCTTGCCTGGCCGTTACGCAGTGCCCTCTGACGCTGGCGTCGCAGTGATGCGTGCAAGCACAGACCAAGGCATCGAGCTGGTCCTGCAAAAGTGGTACGACATCAACAGCATGACCATCAAGTACCGTATGGACACTCTGTTCGGTGTGGTCAACAAGAACCCCGAGATGTCCGGCATCTTGTTGTTCAACCAGTAATCTGGCCAAAAAACTGGGGGACTTCGGTCCCCCTTTTTTCAATAGGAGAACCCCATGCCATTGACCAAAGGTTATTCGAGCAAATCCATCGGCAAGAACATCAAGATGGAAAAGAAATCAGGCAAGCCCATGAAGCAAGCCGTGGCCATCGCACTCAGCACAGCAGAGAAAGCAGCCAAGGCAGCAGGCAAGCCCAGCAAAGCACCCAAGAAGGCCATGAAATGAAGCCAGGTCTCTACGCCAACATCAACGCCAAACGCGCTCGCATCGAAGCAGGCAGCAAAGAGAAGATGCGCAAACCAGGTGCCAAAGGCGCACCCACAGCCGCAGACTTCAAAGCAGCCGCCAAGACTGCCAAGCCCATGAAGAAAAAGGCCAAGTGATGCAGGAAAAAATCCTCACCCCCAAATATGCCAAGAACCGCAAGCCGGTCAAGGTTCGCAAGCCCTCCAAGCCCATCGACGGCATCAACCACCGCCTGCTGCGTGAGCAAGCAGAAGCAGCAGCCCAGGCAGAAGCCCAAGCCGTGGAAGTCGTGGACACAGCCCCAGAAGACGACGCAGCCCCCACCCGCGAAGAGCTGGAGGCCAAGGCCACAGAACTCGGCATCCGCTTCGACGGTCGCACAAAGGACAAAAAGCTGGGACAATTGATCCAGGACAGACTGTCCGCGCCAACTGGAGAATGACAATGGGATGGACCAAGCGCCAATTTATCGAGCAGGCCTTCGACGAGATCGGACTGGCCTCCTACGCCTTTGACCTCGGGCCAGAGCAAATGCAATCTGCCCTTCGGCGCTTGGACACCATGATGGCCGCATGGAACGCCCTCGGCATCCGCCTCGGCTATCCCTTGCCATCCAGTCCCCAGGACAGCGATCTCGACGAGCAAACCAACGTGCCCGACAGCTCCAACGAGGCCATCTACAGCAACCTGGCGATCAAGCTCGGCCCGTCCTACGGCAAGCAGGTCATGCCCGACACCAAGGCCACGGCCAAAGAGTCGTACAACACGCTCCTGTCACGCGCAGCCATGCCAGTGCAGCAACAACTGCCCAGCACCATGCCAGCAGGCGCAGGCAACAAGCCCTGGCGCGTCTACGACAACCCCTTCATCCGTCCGCCCGTCGATCCAGTCCTGGCCGGTCAAGATGGCCCCATCGAATTCAACTGAGGAACCAACATGCCAACCATCAACCAGCTCTCGGGCATCAGCCAGGTCTCTGGCGGCGACCTTCTCCCGGTCTACGTCTCCAACAACGGCGACGCACGCAAGGTCTCGATCACCCAGCTGCTGCAATACTTCCAGCAGACATTCGCAGCCCCTACCGTGGCCACCAACCTGTACACCCCAGGCACTGGCTTCAACATCACCGTGCCCACGCCCACCACAGAACAGCAGTGGATGATCTTGCAGCCTGCCGGAACTCTGGCCGCTGGCACAGTCACCCTGCCTTTGAACACTGGCGTGCCAGACGGCACACAGGTGCTGGTCACCACCACCCAGATCATCACCAGCTTCACGCTGGCCCTGAACGGCGCAGCAGCAGCCTTCGGTGCACCCACCACGTTGGCCGCCAATGCCTTCTTCACGATGCGCTTCTACCAGGCCACCAACAGCTGGTATCGCGTCGCCTAAGCCATGGCCACCAAAGACACACGCCTTGCACGTGCCGGGGTCTCGGGCTACAACAAGCCCAAGGCCACGCCATCGCACCCCACCAAAAGCCACGTCGTCGTGGCCAAGTCGGGCGACCAAATCAAGACCATCCGCTTCGGTCAGCAAGGCGTATCTGGATCTCCCAAAAAAGAGGGCGAATCTAAGGCCAGCCAAGCACGGCGCGAATCATTCAAAGCTCGGCACGCTGAAAACATTGCCAAGGGCAAACTGAGCGCAGCGTATTGGGCCAACAAGGTCAAGTGGTAAGCCATGCAAATCCCAATCCTCAACGGCATCTATGCCGACACCACTCCAGAGCTGCGCACGGCCTACCCGGTCAACATGGTGCCAGTGCCCAAGCAGTCCGGAATCAGCAACGGATTTCTGCGCCCTGGTGACGGCATCGTGGCCAACGGCACAGGCCCAGGCATTGACCGTGGCGGCATCAACTGGCAAGGTGTCTGCTATCGGGTCATGGGCACCAAGCTCGTGACCGTAAGCAGCAATGGCGCTGTGACCGTGCTGGGCGATGTCGGTGGTCCAGTCAACACGCTGGTGACGATGGACTACAGCTTCGACCGCTTGGCCATCGCATCCGGTGGTCGCCTGTACTACTGGAATGGCGTGCTCACCCAAGTGACAGACCCAGACCTCGGAGTCGTGCTGGATGTGGTTTGGGTGGATGGTTACTTCATGACCACCGACGGCGAGTTCCTAATCGTCACCGAGTTGAACGATCCTACCCAGGTCAACCCCCTCAAATACGGAAGCTCAGAGGTAGACCCAGATCCAGTCGTGGCACTGCTCAAGCTCCGCAACGAAATCTACGCCCTCAACAGCAACACCATCGAGGTGTTCGACAACGTGGGCGGAGAGCTGTTTCCATTCGCACGCATCGACGGCGCTCAAGTCCAAAAGGGCTGTCTAGGCACGCAGGCTTGCTGCGTCTACTTGGAGCGCATTGCTTTCCTTGGCGGTGGACGCAACGAAGCCCCAGGCATCTACATCGGTGCTGCGGCCACCACCCAGAAGATCAGCACACAGGAAATTGACAACCTGCTCCTGACCTACACAGAGGCGCAGCTGACTTTGGTCAAGCTCGAAGCACGCAACGACAAAAACCATCAGCACCTCTACGTCCACTTGCCAGATCGCACAGTGGTCTATGACGCCTCAGCATCAGAAGCGCTTGGCGATCAAGTCTGGTTTACCCTCACCAGCACCACTGTTGGTTTCAGCCAATACCGCGCACGCAACATGGTCTGGATCTACGACAAGTGGCTGGTGGGAGACCCACAAAGCAGCGCCATCGGCTATCTGGTGCAAGACACCGGCCACCATTGGGGCCAACAAGTACGCTGGGAATTCGGCACGATCATTGCCTACAACGAAGGCAACGGCGCGATTTTCAACCGCCTGGAGCTGGTCAGCTTGACCGGAAGCGTGGCATTGGGCACCAACCCACAGATCAGCACCAGCTACAGCGTGAACGGACTCTCATGGAGTCAGGATCGCAGCGTCGCAGTCGGCACCACAGGCAACACAGCCAAGCGCCTGGCGTGGTTTCAGCAGGGCCACATGCGCAACTGGCGCATACAGCGATTTCGTGGCGACAGTGACGCACACATCTCTTTCGCACGCCTTGAGGCACAGATCGAGGCATTGGCATACTGATGGCAACCGCACCCGTCTCCCGCAGGCTCAATCTGACCCGCGACCAGCTCGCGCAGTTCTTGACCGACCAGCAACAGATCAGGCAGTTTGAACTGCTATTTGCGACAGTCGATCAGATCCAGGTCATCGTCGGAACTGATTTCGAGTACCAGGCAGACACAGCAGCGGCTACAGCAAACGAGGCTCTGGCCCAGATCAGCAGGCTTGCCCAGGCCTTAGAGTTGCTGGCTACAGCACCAGTCATCCAGAACAACAACTCGGTGGTGACTGATTACATCGACCTCAGCGAAAGCCCTGCACCAGTAAACAAAACCAGACGCCTGTCCTGGAACACCATAGACCAGACTGCCAACCTCGGCATGGAGTACGGCGTCACACAGCAGATCGGCCAAGAGATCTACGCCCGTGTCGGCAACACCACCGGAGTGACCATCCCCAATGGCACGGTCGTAGGCTTCGCAGGCGCAACAGCAAATGCCCTTCTTGTCGCGCCATATCTCGCAGATGGATCGCAGCCAACCCTCTACATCTTGGGCGTGATGACGCACGACCTGCCAGACAGCGGTGAGAAGGGTTACTGCACCACATGGGGCTTTGTGCGCGACCTGGACACCAGCTCGTTTGCTGTTGGTGACCTGCTTTACGCCAGCCCTACGGTGGCCGGAGAGCTGACAAACGTCAAGCCCACAGCCCCAGACAATGTGATCCCATTGGCTTCGTGCGTTACCTCAAACGCAACGACTGGCGTCATCTTCGTGCGCCCCACCATCACGCAGATGCAGTATTACGGTGTGTTCAGCAAGACCACAGACCAGACACCAGCGGCCATCAACACCGAATATTTGCTCACCTTCGACAGCGCACAGATCAGCAACGGAGTTGTGATCGGCGGCACGACATCACAAATCATCGTCCCGCAGTCAGGTCTCTACAAGATCGACGCCACAGTGCAAATCACCAGCGGCAGCTCAAGCGCCAAGAACATCTGGGTTTGGTTTAAGAAGAACGGAACAGCCATCGCCAACAGCGCCAGGGTCATCACCTCAGATGTAAACAACGGCTATGTGGCCATTGCCCTAACTGAGACCGTATCGCTGGCCGCCAACGAATACATCGAGATGGCCTTTGCCTCTGACAGCACCAACGTGACGGTGGACAATGTGGCCTCTACAGCATTCGCACCAGCAGCTCCGGCCATCATCTTGGCCGTTACTCAAGTTCAACAATAAGGTGAAACCATGACCGTATCCATCAAGGTGCTGATCCCAGCAAAGCAGGCCGAGAACAGCCAAACCACGCAGTACACAGCCGTGAACTGCAAAGCCATCATTGACAAATTCACCGTGACCAACACCACAGCTGGAAACGTGACCATCAGTGTCAACTTGGTGACAAGTGGTGGCGCACCAGGGGCAAACAACTTGATCATGGACACCCGCGCCATCGCACCCGATGAGACCTACACCTGCCCAGAGCTGGTCGGCCAAGCGCTCGAACCTGGTGGCTTCATCAGCACCATTGCCAGCGCAGCCACATCACTGACCATTCGCGCCTCTGGCCGCGAAATCACTTAAAGGAGAAACAGCATGGACAAATTTATGATGATGCCCAAGGGCTTCATGGGCCTGCCGGTCGAAGAGGAATTCATCACCACAGCCGAAAACAAGAAGAACACGCAGGTCGTGATCGACGACTGGATGCTCGGCCCAGAGAACCCCAGCAACGAGCCCACAGCCAACAAGGTCTATTGGGTCGCGCTCGGCAACGCCATGCAGGTCGATGAAAAAGAAGCCCGTCGTCGTCGGTGCAGCAACTGCGAGTATTACGACAACAGCACCATGACCCAGGCCAAGATGGAGCGCATCCCGCGCAACGATTGGGATATCGACGCCGGTTTCCGTGGCTACTGCAACAAATTCGACTTTATCTGCCACGACCTGCGCTCCTGCCAGGCTTGGGAAGAGCGCGAATTCGAGATGGATTGACGGTTCGTCAAAATGTGGGACAATCTGGCCGCTGAGTCACCAAAGCCGCCAGCAGCTTGCCCTAAACAGGAGTTGCACATGTCGGTCGTCACTGAGGGAATCACAAAAGGCCATCTTCTTGAGGTCTATTCTGATCCGTACATCACCAAAGTCGGACACGACCACCGACCAGCCGCGCACATCGACCACCCTCTCGTCACCTATTTGTCTGCATGGACTGGCAACACCTTTGCTGGTGCATTCATAGCGGTACGATTCACCCCCATTGAAATCGAGCTGCACGCCCTTCTCAAGAGGTCGGCCATCAAGCACTCGCGTGCTCTCGGCATAGCCTGCTTACAGTGGGCATTTGCCCAGCCCATTCAGCGCGTCACCGCCTACATCATTGAGGGCTTGGAGATGGCCAAAAACTACTGTCTCAAGCTCGGATTCAAAGAAGAAGGCCGCAGACGCGCAGCGTGTATGCAAGGCGGCATTGTTAAAGACGTTTATGTGCTGGGCATGACCCGGCTGGATTGGAGTTCAAGATGAGTTTTATTGGTGATTTTCTTGGTGACACGATTGGCGGCATCACTGGAGCAAAGCAAGCCGGTGAAGCAGCAGAACGTGCTGGGCAAACTCAAGCGGCAGCAGCAGAAAAAGGCATAGAAGAACAGCGCAGACAGTTTGATGCGCTGGTCGAGCTGATGGCTCCTTATGTCACAGCTGGAACTGGAGCAATGGGCCAACAGCAAGCCCTGATCGGTTTGCAAGGTGCCGAAGCTCAAAAGCAAGCCATACAAGGTTTTGAGCAATCGCCACTGTTCCAGTCTCTTATGCAGCAAGGCGAGAATGCAATTCTCCAAAACGCATCGGCTACTGGCGGTCTGCGCGGCGGAAACGTACAAGCGGCATTGGCACAGTTCCGTCCCCAGGCACTTAACTCTCTAATTGAGCAACAATATGGACGCCTTGGAGGGCTGTCGACGATGGGGCAAGCATCCGCAGCAGGGCAAGCCTCATCTGGAATGCAGTCTGCCAGCAATATCGGCAACCTCTTGGCCAACCAGGGCGCAGCCTTGGCTGGCGGCATTATGGGACAAGGCGGCATCGCACGCCAGACATTTGGTGATGTTCTCAACATTGCAAAAACAGCAGCACAAATGGCTGGCGCTGGTGGAGGCGGTGGAGGCGGTGGAAGTATGTTTAGTGACCGTCGTCTCAAGAAAAACATCAAGCAAATTGGAACACGCGCCGACGGTCTAAACGTCTATGAGTTCGATTACATCTGGGGCGGCGGACGTCAAGTTGGCCTGATGGCCCAAGAAGTCCAGGCCATCTACCCGAGCGCTGTTTCAGAATCTGGCGGCTACCTCATGGTCGATTACAGCAAGGTTTAAAAACATGGCAATCAATCCATTACAAGCGCCCGTCAATTACATGGCCATGACTCCCCAGGTGGACTTGGGGAAATCATTTTCTGAGCTTGGCCAAGTTTTAGCGCAACGCCAACAGCAGCAACAAGCGCAAGAAGTCAAACAGCAATTTGCCAATGACTTGCAAGCGGCACAGACAGATGGCTCTCAAAAAGCATGGCTTGGCATGATCGCCAAGTACCCGCAATTCCGTGAAGCCTTTGGCGATGTCCGCAAAGGAGTGGGCGAAGAACGCGTAAACAATGAATTTACTCAGGGCTTTGAAATTTCTAACGCCCTAGAAAATAACGCACCAGAGGTAGCGACACAGCGCGTAGAAACCATCATTGCTGCAAAAAAGAACGCAGGCGAACCGACCAAGATTTATGAAGATGTTTTGACAGCACTTCAAAACGGCAACATTAAAGGCGCTCAGGCTGGTGTTAACTTTGCGTTAACAGCAATTGACCCTGATCGCTTTGAAAAATCGGTTAAGGCAAAGACAACAGCAACCAAAGCGCCTGAGGAGTTACGAGCAGCCGTAGCAGCCGCAGACAAAGCCGTGGCAGACGCCACTACAGCGCAAGCCACAGCCACCAATGCAGCCGAAAGAGCAAAAGCTGATGCAGACAAAGCAGTGGCAGACGCACAAAAAGCAAAAGTGCAGGCCCAGTATGCTGAAAAAGTCGAGCTGGCTGGTTTGGAGAAAACGGGCTGGGATGTCAAAAATCTGAAAAGCCAGATCGGTGATCGTGCTGCACGTTTGAATTTGGATCAACAGACAACAGCCGCAACGGTGGCGGAAAAATTGTCCGGCATTCAAAAGAATCTGAACGACATCCCATCTGACACTCGCAAACTGATCAACGAGTCCGCTACTTTGGCAGCGACCTCCAGGCAGTCTGCCGACCAGTTCAACGACCTAGCCAAACGCCTCGACGCATCTGGCGGTGGTTACGGCGTGTTCTCCAGCGCATCCGACTTCTTGAAGAAGGGAGCAGGCTTCCAGGGCGGCATGACGCAACTGCGTCAAGAATACACACGCCTTCGCAACACGGCGGCCATTAAGTCCTTGCCACCAGGCCCAGCCACAGACAAAGACATCGCCATGGCCTTGAAGGGCTTTCCAAGCGACAACGCATCTGCCACAGACCTGTCGGCCTTCCTGCGCGGCATGGCCAAGCTGCAAGACGTTGACGCCTCCATCAACAACGCCAAAACAGACTGGCTTGCCCAAAACAACGGCACGCTTACACGCGCCAAAAACACATTTGTTGCTGGCGACTATTCCACCAAGCCCGGCGAGACCTTCAACGACTTTGCCCAGCGCATCGTTGGCGATGTCTCCAAACGCTACGACCCAACGCAGCAGACCAGCCTGGTGAATCAGATCCCAACTGATCGAAATCCACGACCAGCAGCTCCAGCGGCAAACATCCGGTCGCAAGCTGACGCAATCCTGCGCGGAGGTCAATAAATGGCAACAGCCGACGAATACGCAGCCTGGATCGTCAAGAATTCCGCCAAGCGCGGAACGCCTGAGTTCGACACCGTGGCGCAGGCCTACCAGCTCGCCAAGGCAGAAGAAAACACGGCCACCTTCCAGCAGCAGAACGCACCAGCACCACAGCAGCCAGGCGTGATGGATCAGATCGTAGGAGCTGGCGAAACAGCCCTAACCCTTGGCACTGGCGCAGTCGGTGGCACGCTTGGCACACTGGCCGGAACTCTCCAGGGCTTGTCCCAGCAGATCCTATCCGGTCAGTTCGGCACGCCAGAAGCCATGCGTGCAGTCGAACAAGCCGCAGCAAAAGGCGCACAGGCGCTCACCTACCAGCCACGCACTCAAGCTGGCCAAGAGCAGGTGCAAGCCGTGGGCCAAGTCCTGGCCAACGTCCTGCCACCAGTCCTGCCTGCAATCGCAGCCCCAGGCGCTGTCATGCAAGCAGCACGCACAGCAGCCCCAACAGTTGGCGCAGCCCGTCAGATCGGAACAGCAGCAGGCCAGCGTGCGGCTACAGCAACAGGCCAAGCCATCGCAAGGCCAGTGCAAGCGGCCACCACAGCCGTGCGCGAGACCTTGGGCATGGAGACCCCAGCCGTGGCCACCACAGCTCCAGCAGCAGCCGGTGCGCGTGTCTCAGGCGGTGCAGCAGCCACCCCAGAAGCCATACGACGCGCTACCACAGCGGAAAGCCTGCCAGTGCCAGTCACCCTCACCAAAGGCGCGGCCACCAGGGACGCACAGCAGCTGGCCTTCGAGAAGGAACAGATCAAGAGCGATCTGGGTGGACCACTTCGCCAGCGTGCCGAGGAAAACAACCTGCAAGCCTTGCAGAACTTCGACGCCTTGGTCGATATGACAGACGCCCAGCTCATGGACTTGTCCAGCACCGGCGGCGCTGTCGTTAAGTCTTTGACCGAAGGCCTCACAGCAGCCAAGAACAGGACTCGCGCCGCCTACAAAGCAGCCGAGAAAGCTGGCGAGTTGGAAAGCAACGTCACCCTCAACTCGGTGGTGGACTACATCAACGAGAACATCCCAGAGGGCGACCTGGCCCCGGTACTCAAGGCAGCCCAGCAGAAGGCCATCGCAATTGGTGCAGCAGTCCCAGACGCCGACGGCAGACTGGTGGCCCAGCCCATCACACTGCGCCAGGCCGAAAGCCTGCGCCAGACCTTCCAGCGTGCAGGCTTCGAGGGTGCAGACCAATTCCACGGCGGCAGCCTGCGTCGCGTCTTTGACGTTGAGACCGAAGGCATGGGCGGAGACCTCTACAAAAAGGCCCGTCAGACCCGCATCGACCAAGCACGCAAGTTTGAGAATCGCGCCATCGTTGCCCGTCTCATCAAGAACCGCAAAGGCATGGAAGATCCCCAGGTCGCAGCCGACCAGGTTTTCCGCAAGTCCGTGTTGAACTCCTCACCAGAGGAAATCACGTTCTTGAAGCGCGTCTTGGTCACCAGCGGAAAAGATGGCCAGCAGGCTTGGAAAGAGCTGCAAGGGGCCACCGTGCGCCACCTCAGAGACGAGGCCACCAAGGGCATGGGCATGGACTCACAAGACCGCCCCATGATCTCTCCAGCCAAGCTGCACCAGTCCGTGCAGGCTCTCGACGCCAATGGCCGCTTGGATGTGCTTCTCGGCAAGAAAAACGCACAGACAGTGCGCGATCTTGACGACGTTGTGCGCTACGTCACCACAGTGCCACCAGGCACACTGGTCAACAGCTCAGGCACAGCAGGAACGCTCATGGCAGCCATCGCAGAAGCCGGTGCTACAGGAGCACTCACAGGCCTGCCATTGCCAGTGGCCTCTGGCCTGCGCCAGATCATCAAGATGCGCCAGGAAGGGCGTACCAAGGCCAGAATCAATGACGCACTCAACGCATTGCCACCCGTGCAGCCTTGAGCGACAATCCATCATCCAGGAGAACCAGTAAATGTCCGCACTCAGCATCCAGCCAACCTTCCCGATCTTTACCGAGACGGACGGCTTGCCATTGGAGAACGGTTACATCTGGATTGGCGCGGCCAACCTCGACCCCCAAGGCAACCCCATCAACGTGTATTGGGATGCAGCCCTGACCATCCAGGCAGCCCAGCCCATCCGCACCCTAAACGGCTACCCATCACGCAACGGCACACCTGCTCGCCTGTACGTCAATAGCGACTACAGCATCCGAGTGCAGAACAGCAAGGGCAGCATGGTCTACAGCTCGCCGACTGCAACAGAGCGCTACAACGAAGCCGTAGTGACTGGAGTTGATGCGAATGATGTCTCTTTCAAACAGGCTGGGATTGGTGCAATCACCATCACTGCTCAAGAATTCTTTGAGGACTTCATCAACGTAAAACAGTTCGGCGCTGTTGGTGATGGACTTGCTGATGACAGTACGCCTTTCACAGACACCGTAAATCAAGCTCAAATTGCCGGGGTCACAGCAGTTGTACCTAACGGCACATACAAAATTTTGGATGCCGGTGGATTTCCATCTCAAAACAATGCAATCACGCCAGTGAATATTTTGGCTGGTGCAGACGTTGAATTCACCGGCACTGTGGTTCAAGGAAATGATGATTCTGTACCGTGCTTTGGTCACTCAAAGACCAACTGGTACAACCTCATGAACTACAACTACATGTACTCTGCACCTGGGTACGCATGGGAAGACCCGAATATTCCCGGCGTGTACCCGTTTGGCTCTATGACTTTGATTGTGGAATGCGAGCCAAAAACAACATTTAAAGGAAACGCAGACGCGTGTTTCTTTGGTTTCCGTGGCAAATCTGGTGGCAATTTTGCAGGCGGTGCGGTTAACTTTTTATCGGAACTTCAGTCTGGTTTTCTTGGCAATGCAAACATTTGCGAGTTTGACATCAATAACTTTGCAGCTGACGGCAAAGGCCTTGGTATTACCATCATTGGAATTGGTACACACAAGCCTGAAGTTGCTCAAAAGATTGCACGTATCCAATACGGAAACCAATCTCCAACAGGAGTTGGTGGCAACTGGATTCCACCATACCAGTACGGCATTCAAATCTACAACGCTGAAAATGGCTTGTATATTGACCAGCAGCAAGTTGAAAACCCACTTGCGGCAATTGGTGTGAATCCGGGTCTGCAAGCCGACCCGGTGCAATATGCTTTTTACATCAACGACCCGTTCAGCACACGCAAATTTGGTGTCCAAAATAACGGTTACATCAAACCTCGTGATGAAGCACCGTTTTCTGTTTTTGGCACCAATGTTGTTGCGCAACTAACCGCTGGGCAAAACCCGTCGATGTATTTGATGCCCGATGGGTGGGTGCGATTGGCTGGGCAGATTCTGGCAAGTGTTGGTACAACGGTTGCACCGGGAGCAACGCTGATCACCCTTGACGCAGCGTTCCGACCAAACCGAACCCTTTATCTGCCGATCGTCAACTCTGCGGGAACGCTTGGCAGCGTTACGATTGCATCGTCTGGTGTGATTACTTCAAGCATCACTTTGACAGACTCCACTTGGTTGTCACTCGATGCTGTGTCTTTCAAACTCAACAATTGAAGAGGTATCAAATATGCTTAAAACTGTATCTAGTATTGCCAATGCAATTGGAGCATTGAACTATAAGGGCGCTTGGAATGCTAACACTAACACGCCAACTCTGGCTTCGGGAGTTGGTGCAAAAGGGGATTATTACGTTGTAAGTGTTGGGGGAACAACCAGCATTGATGGCGTTGCTCTTTGGGGTGTTGGCGACATGATCGCCTTCAACGGCTCAGCGTGGCAGCGCATTGATGGTGGCGTTGATGGAAACTTTGTGGAAATCTCTGCCAGCGGAGACGTCAAGCTGACAACAGCAGGCAAGGGCATCTATGGAACTGTTGCCCTGATTCTTGGTGTCGGAACATCAGAATATGGACGGTTTGACTCATCTGGACGTTTGCTGCTGAATGACGTCGCGTCCAATGGAGATGGAACACTTGAGACGGTGGCAAGGAACAACTCAAGCAACGCGCTTGTGGCTCGAAGCAAATCATCTGGCGACGTAGGAAACGCCGTGCTGTTGGTCTCCAAGTTCGACAACGACAGCAGCACCAGTCAAGTTTTCCAACGATACACGATCAACAACAATGGTGCGGCCAGTGGCCAGGTTAACGCCAATGGTGCAGGCCAGGTTGCGTTCGGCTCTTGGTCTGATGAAAGACTCAAAGAAAACATTGCTGATCTTGAGCCGCAACTTCAAAATATTTGCGCACTTCGACCCGTTGAATTTGATTACAAAGTTGGTGGGCATCAAATAGGATTTATTGCTCAGGATGTGCAAAAAGTCTACCCAGACTTGGTTGGACAAGACAGCGAAGGAATGCTGACGGTATCTGGTTTGAGCAAAACAGAGGCAAGATTGGTCAGTGCCATCAAAGAGCAACAGAAAATAATCTATCAACTTGCAGAGCGCATTGCTTTGCTTGAATCAAAATAAGGAGCATCCATGATCAAATTTAAAATTGCACAAATGCATCGTATAAATGATGATGGGTTTGTGTGCAACGTTTACTACGGTGCGTCAAAAACAGATGAAACCCACACTGAATTTGTTTATTCAAGCGTTTCATTCAAAAAACAACCACAAGAATCTTTTATTCCATATTCTGAACTTACAGAAGAAATTGTTATAGGCTGGGTAAAAGACCGTCTTGGTGTCGATGCAATTTCCAATATGGAAAAATTACTAGACGAAAAAATTGCAGATCAGAAAAAACCAAAAGTTGAAGAAGGGATGCCTTGGGCATCAACTTAAATCAAAATTGAAAGGTAAAAATCATGTCCACCAATTCGCAAATTGCATTCACCCCCCTTGGCAAGACCGTCGTGGTCGCAGCCGCTGGCACTGCTCCCACAGGCGTGCAGGCTCCTGTGTTTGAGAAGTTCAACCCCCAGAACGCAGGCCAATACCGTTTTGTAAACGCAGGCTCGAACACCGTGTTCTTGGGCACTGGCCCAACAGCCGCGCTGGCTCAGGCCGCATCGGTTGCTCCTGTCGCTGGCACGCCCTCGGATGCCATCGTGCTGGTGCCTGGCGCTGTCGAGATCTTGCGCTTTAACAAGGACACCTTCTTCAGCGGCCTTGCTTCTAGCGCGACCACCATCTACGTCACGCCCGGCCAGGGCATCTAAGTGCTGGAGGCCGAAGTCATGGCGGATGGGAACGAGATCGACCTGGTCAAGTACGGCGTGCTTTGGCAGAAAGTCCAGGACATGGACAAGAAGGTGGACAAGATGGAACGCAACGTCGAGGAGCTGCTTGCGCTCGCCAACAAAGGGCGCGGCGGCTTCTGGATGGGCATGACCATTGCGTCATCGGTCGGAGCTTTCTTGGCATGGATTGCCGGCCATGTGAAGGCCTAACAAATGCTGGCTGAGATCGCAGCAGCGAACGCAGCGTTCTCTGTCATCAAGGCAGCACTGGCCAACGGCAAAGAACTGCACCAGCTCGGCTCACGGGTTTTCGACTACTTCGACAACAAGGCCAAGATCCAGGAGAACGCCACCAAGAAGGGTGGCGGCTCTGATCTGGCCGAGTTCATGGCGCTGGAGCAGCTCAGGCAGCAAGAAGAAGATCTGCGCGAGCGCATGGTCTACGCAGGCAGGCCAGGCATGTGGACGGACTGGCTCAAGTTCCAGGCCCAGGCAGCCAGGCAGCGCAGAGAAGCAGCTGAGGCCATCAAGCGCGAGAAAATTCGCAGAGCAGCTCGGCTGGCAGAACTGACCGAATACATTGCCATCGGCATGGCTGTCATTGTGCTGGCTGGCCTCATGGTCGGCGGCTTCATCATCTACATGAAGCACCTACGATGAGCGACGACAAGCTGAACGCCAACACCACCCTGGACAAAGTTCTGTCCTACGTGGACTCGCCTTTCAAGCTGTTCGCCATCCTCATCATGGGCGTGGTGGCCTTTGCCGGGTATTTCCTTTGGCAGAACCAAACCTTCATGCTGGACGCCTACAAAGAATCCAAGAAGCTGCCAGAGATCAACACGGCCAGGGCAGACGAGGCCAGCTCCTTGTTGTTCAAACACACCGGCGCAACGGTGGTCGCCATCTTCAAGGTGAACCCTCTGTTCAACAGCCGAGTGCTGTACAAGGCGTACACCAAGGACGGGCGAGACAAAAGCATCGAGGACATCGACGTCGGTCTGTTCAGTCAGAATTCATCCAACAACAGCGATGTCGTCAAGCTCATGACCAACGAGATCCCGTGCGGCGAATACCACTATGCGCAGTCCGAGGTCGGTCTCTGGTACATCGAGAAGGGCGTGGCCTTCACCTGCCGGGTGAGCGTGCCACCAGACAGCCACAGGTTTGTTGGCCAGATCACAGTCGGATGGCCACAGCCTCCAGAGGACTTGCAGCAGACCAAATTCATGCTGGAGATTGCCAGCACCATGTTGACCAAAAGGGGAAATTGATGAACCTGAGTGACTTAAATCCACTGGCTGCCATAGGCGGCAAACTGATCGACAGATTCTTGCCAGATCCAGCCGCAGCAGCAGCCGCAAAGCAAGAACTGGCGCAGATGCAGGAGAACGGCGAACTGGCGCGCATGGCAAACGACACCAAGGTGCTGGAGATCACCAACGCCAACACAGACAGTGCACGCAACATGAACGCCAAGATTCAAGAATCTGAAAGCGCTTCATGGCTGGCCAAGAACACGGCCTACGCGCTCGACATCGGCATTGTCACTGCCACCATCTTCTTGGCTTGGTTTGCCTTCATGAAGGGCGTGCCAGAGGCCAACAAGGAGCTGGTCTACATGGCGCTCGGCTCACTCATCACAATGTGCGGAACCGTCCTCAACTTTCACCGTGGCAGCTCGCAAGGCTCAAAAGATAAGGGCGGCGAAATCCAAAAACTCAAGGAGCAAAAATGAACCTGACCCCTCACTTCACTCTGGAAGAACTGACGGCCAGCGAGACAGCCGAGCGCAACGGCTGGGACAACAGCCCCAACGATCAAGAGCTGGCCAACCTCACCAGGCTTGCAGACTTCTTGGAGCAGGTCAAGGTCGTGCTGAACGGCAAGCCGATCATGATCAGCTCAGGCCTTCGCACAAAAAAGGTCAACGATGCAGTTGGAAGCAGGGACACCAGCCAGCACCGCATTGGCTGCGCTGCCGACTTCCGTGTGCCAGGCATGACACCAGACCAAGTGGTTAAAGCTATCGTGGCCAGTGGCATTGGTTACGACCAGGTCATCCGCGAGTTCGACCGCTGGACGCACATCAGCATTCCCAACAGCGAAGACACCAGCCCCCGCAAGCAGGCACTGATCATCGACAAAGCTGGCACCAGGCCTTATGCATAAATGGCGGCGCAAGCCACCAAGAAAGCCAGCCAGAGCATCCCCAGGATGCCCATGACAAACCACCAGGCAGCACGCCTGAGCATGTACCGCCACACAGACTGCGGCAACAGCTCAGGCCCGTGCAGCTTGCGGCCAATCCTGGCCACACGCACAGGGCAGTTCCGGCCCTGGTTGCAATCGTCGTATTCGTCGCAGCAGTTCACGACGGCTCCTTGAGCGTAGCCCATGCCACTTGGGCACATCGGGCGCATTGGTAGTGGTACTGAGTTCGGTGTGGTGATGGGGTCAACAGCCAGCGGTGTTTACATTGGGTCATGCCTGCTCCTCAGTGACTTTATGCAAATATGCCGTCAGGCGCTTGATCTGTGCCTCGCGGTACTTGCACATGCTGTCAGCGTATTCGCGACCTGTCTGGGCCTCCAGCAGCCTGCGCTTGCTGTCCTCCAGCTCTCTCAGGGCCAGCGCCTCAGCACTCGGGGTGGCGTAGGCGCTTTTCACCCACTCGATGGTTTGACGGATCATGACAACTCGCTTTCTGCCAGCTCGTCGGCCATCTTTGCCCAATACGCCTGGCTGATGCTCATCACCAGGATGCCCACTTGATCGAACTTGCGCTCAGACAGCACCTTGCCCAAGACGATCTTTTCGTTGGCGCTCGACTCGTCCAGCGCCTCGCAGATGTTCACCCCATCAAACGGGTCGCACGCCTCGCCATGCATAAGCAGTTCAGCAGCTCGCGCCTCGATCGCAAAGGCCAGGCTATCGGCCCGATCCTCATCATCCTGGCGGCTGTTCATCATCATGGTGTTCATGCAGCTCATGACGACCACCACGCGACCAGCAATGCGGCCATGCCGACACCAATTGCGAAAGCCAAGGCATAACCAGCCACGCGCTCCCAAAGAGGCTCCTTGCGGCCATATCCCTGCACCCAGGTGCAGTCTGCAAAGTTTCGGGGTGTTGTGTAATTCTTCATGTCGTTTTCTCCTAAAAGTGGGGCCAGTGGCCCCGGTTGATTAAGCTGCGGCCAAGTTCCAAGATGCGCGGCGTGCTTCGTACTTGGCTTTCTGTTCAGCGGCCACATCCTCAGCACGCGCACGGGCAGCGGCATACAAAGGATGGTCGGCAAACAACACCACACGACCCTTGTCGAAATAGTCGGTCATCGTGTCCGTGTTGTTGATGTATTCTTCAAAGAAGATATGGCCCAGGGCGCGGTCATAGTCCTTGGCGTAGATGGTCACGCAAGCGCGGCCATCATTGCGGTTGTCAAGGCTGTAATGCACTTTGGCTTTGTCAGTGCCATTTGTCACGTTGAATTTGTTGAACTTGATCACGGTCAGCTCCTTGCTGGTTGGTTGGTATGCCTCAAGTATAACACCAGTTCCCACAATCTCACACATTTATTATTGGGACAAACCCCTAGATCGCAGTGATCTCCACATCATGCGGCTTGCGTTTGCCATCCAGCAGCTCATGCAGACGTTTTTCGGTCAGGCGGTGGCAGCGAATCATGGCTCTTGCAGGCAGCACATCCAGCAGCGCGGCGTAATCCTCCAGCACAGCACGCACGGCCTGGATGCCAGCGCCATCCAGCCGGATCGCGCCCCCGGCCGTGTTGCGGCGGCCAGCATGGGCCATCGCGGTGATGGCATCCATCAGCAGGCCAGAACTGTCCTCGCACACTTGCATGGTCTCGATCAGGGTCTCCATCAGGTTAACCGCATCCGACACCACACGCCAGTCGTCAGTGGTGGGGCTTGGCGCTTTTTCCATGGCGGCCAGCCCCTCGTACATCCTGGTCAGCTGGTACGTTTTCCAGGCCAGCGGCAGTGGCTCGGTTGGGCTTGCGGCCATCTCATCGAGCAGCGTGTAGCGCTTCTCCCTTTGGGCTGGGCGTTTCTTCCCGGCCTTCCTCACACAAACCCCCGAATATCTGGCGCTTTCCAGCCCTCAGGCTTGCCGATCTTCCCGCCTTCAAGAATCACAGGCTTACCATCTACCAGCTTGGCGTCGTTCGAGTCAAGCACAGCACCATCGGCCCCAGGCTTGTTCATCCCGGCCAGGTAAGCCACACCATTGCCAGTGACCTCGGTATCGCACAGGGCATCCAGGGCATCAATTCGCAGGTGCGTCGGGATGTAGGCGAACTGCTCACGGCGTTTCAGCTTCCCTGCGTACCACTCCAGATCGGTGCGCGTGCGCTCCAGCAACTTGCCGTAGCCCTCAGAGTCGCTTCGCAGCGCCCCCAGAAACTCGCAGAACTCCTCAAGGTGGCAGCCAATCTGCACAGACAGATTCTCGGTGTCCGGCTCTTTGCCGCAGGCCTTCAGCCAGGCCTCGGTGCGTTCGTAGTTGTTCATGCTTTCACCTTCTCAGACTGGCGTGCCAGCTCCAACTTGATGCAGTGCAAGATCTGCGCGGCCAGCGTGCGAGTGTTCTCCTCGGCCATCTTCCGCAGCTCAATCTCCACATCCGCAGGCAGCCGCAACGTCATGTAGCGGTCTTTGATCTTGTCGGTCGGCATCAGTCAGTCCCCCCAGCGTTGGCGATCGTCTCTTCGAACATATCCATCGTCGCGCCAGCGCCAGCCAGCTCGATGGCCGTGCCACCAGTAAGCAGGCTCACCAGGTCATCTTGGCCAGCCACCTCGATGTCGAAACGGGTCTGGGCGGCGTACTTAATGGCTTGGGCCTGATTGCTTGCGCGAATCAAGCGGTGCTTGTTGGTCTCCACATCCGTGACCAGGTAAATGCGTGTGCTCATTTTTTACTCCAAATTTTTAATGGTTACAAAGGCCTGAATCTGCCCTTTTGCAGCCTCAGCACCTTTGCACACTTTAACACAATAACCCACTTCTTCGAGGTATTTGATCCAGTCCTTTTGCTCGGCACTGACCGTGCCACCCTTCGTGCGCTTCATCTCCAGCCACAGCCCCCAGGCAGGCACGAACAGATCAGGCACACCAGAGGAAACGCCCTCGGCTTTCAGACGGCCAGCCGTGGCAGGGCTTCGCGCACCACCGTTCGGGATGGCAAAGATCCGCACCCCTTTGTACGTCTGGCGAAACCAGCGCACCACCTCACGCTGCTCCTCATGCTCGGTGGGTATGCGCTCGGCGGTCAAAACGGCACCTCTTGCATCCACTTCTGGCACTCGCCCACAGCCTCGGCAAACTCTGCTGGTGGCTTCATGAAGAACTCCACACACATCCCATCGTGGCCATAGTTCTCGCAGGTATGGCAGCAGCGTGGTGGCCCAGCACGATCCCACTCGCGCCACTGGACCAGGAACTCAGGTTCGGGTGGCCTGCTCATTTCAGACCCCTTTGCATTGCCTTCACCCAGCACCTGGCGCAGTGCCACTTCGAACGCAGCTCGACACCGCCCCTCGGCTCCTTGGCCACCTTGCACAGATCACACATGCGCAGCTTCTGCGCCTTCACCAGTTCGTCAATCATTCCCAGCTCCTTTTCATCACTCTAAAAAATTTCCCGTCTTTGCGATACTCGATCAGCTTCGGCGGCGTGGCGTTGTTCATGTTCTGCACCATGTCAATCATGGCTTGCACTTTCAGGCCACCAGGCGCAATGCTGGCGCTGTTCGCAATACTCAGCAGCAGGCCCATCGCCCTCTGGCCAGCGTAACCCTCGTGCATGATCGGCAAGTATTCAGTGATCGGCGGCTCACTCAGCCCACCGTAATACGTCACCGCCAGCATCTCAATGCCAGAGGCCTTGCTGATGTGCTTGCGCCACGCCCAGCTGCTCACCTCCAGCTCTTGGCCCTCCAGCCCCATGATGTCGTCATTGCGCAACACCATCGCCTTCTTGACAGGCTCAGGGAACTGCTCACCGCACGACGGGCAGGTCATCACCGAGATATACACCAGCTCCCCACAGTGGTCGCACACCTTCACTGGCGCTTCGCCCTCACCATCGCTGCTCGACTTCTTCGGCGGCTGCACATTGGTGATCGGGCCGTGTGTCTCCACCACGCCAGCAAAGTCCAGCACCAGGCAGTGATCGGTGTGGCTCTTGACCCTCATTCCCCTGCCGGCCATCTGCACATAAAGGCTGGCGCTCATCGTAGGGCGCAGCATGGCCACCAGGTCGATGTCTGGATAGTCAAAGCCAGTCGTCAGCACATTGGCGTTGGTCAGCGCGCGCAGTCGGCCAGCCTTGAAGTCGGTCAGGATGCGCTCGCGCTCCTTCTTCGGCGTGTCACCAGTCACACACTCAGCGGCCACCCCCTGCTGGCGCAGGGCTTCGGCCACGTGCTGCGCGTGCTGCACACCAGCACAGAAGAACAGCCACGCCTTGCGCTCTCCAGCCAGGGCCACCACCTCGCGCACCACAGCCTGATTCTTGTCGTCCGTATCCACAGCAGCTTGCAGCTCAGACTCGATGAACTCGCCCCCGCGCTTCTTCACACCAGTGACATCCAGCTTGGCCTTGGTGATCTTCGAGCGCAGCGTGGACAGATACCCCTTAAACACCAGCTCCTCGATGCTCACAGGCGTCAGCAGATCATCAAACATCGCAGGCTTGTCGGTTATCAGGCCATGCCCCAAGCGGTACGGCGTGGCCGTCAGGCCAATCACGCGCAGGCTCGGATTGATTGCCTTCAACTCGGCCAGCAGCTTGCGATAACCGCCCTCGTCTTTGTGGTTGACCAAGTGGCACTCGTCAATGATCACCAGGTCGATATGCCCCAGCTCTCGCGCCTTGCTCCGCACCGACTGAATGCCAGCAAACGTGATCGGCTCCCCCAAGTCCTTGCGGCCAATGCTCGCGCTGTAGATCCCCATCGGCGCCCCAGGCCAGTGCTGGCGCATCTTCTCAGCGTTTTGCTCGATCAGCTCCTTGACATGGGTCAGCATCAAGACACGGGTTTCAGGCCAGTTCTGCAAAGCATCCTTGCACAGCGCGGCCACAATGTGCGACTTGCCAGATCCGGTCGGCAGCACCAGGCATGGGTTGCCCAGGCTACCAGCCTCGAACCAGGCATACAGCTGATCGATGGTGCGCTGTTGGTATTCACGCAGCATCAACCCACCACCCTTCCGCCAAACTGCTT